AACGAAGAGGCGCATGTAATCCTGAACGAACTTGTCATTAAGATTGGCAAACGTTTGCAACAGATTGAAGAGGCAGTGCAGGAAGTGCCCACACCAGACAAAACATATTTCAGACCTCCAGGTACAGAGGATTATCTTACACTGGCACAAAACTTGAACCACATTTACGAGCGTCTAGAGAAGATAGAAAATGCCCTGTAAAAATCAAGGAGATTATTGTAAGGAAAGCGACCATTGCCAACGTTATCTTCCACAGAGTATAAGTTCGGGCGTCGGCGTTTCCACAGAGTATATCGAGTATCCACGAACTCAGTTTAGGAACGGTAACTATAACATTCCTAATAGAACTGGGGATGCCGTTATGTATCCTTCTGTATTTGTTGGTAATGACCTTGAAGGCGAACCAGCAGATTCTGCTAGTGGAATCAACTATGGAAAACTTCGTGGTAATCCTTGC